AAAGAAAGATGCCAAAGACCCTGTAATGAATGCCAAGCCGGGGGCGGATAAGCCAAAAGCTGGTTATCAGTATGAGGGCGAAGTTCCTTTTCCTCCTATGTACAAAAAAGGCGGCGTGGTCAAGAAGTTTGCCAAAGGCGGCTCTGTAAGCTCGGCTTCCAGCCGTGCAGATGGTTGTGCTGTTCGTGGCAAGACCAAAGGCATGATCTCTAAGATGAAGTCTGGCGGTATGTACGGAGGCAAAGGTGCTTGCTAGTCGTGGAATGGGGGCAATAGCCCCCTCCAAGATGCCAAAAGCTAAGACCAAAGCTCGGCGGGATAGCACTGCGTTTAAACAGTTTAAAGAAGGCGGAAGCGTAAATGAGGCTGGCAACTACACCAAGCCCAGTATGCGGAAGTCACTGTTTAACTCTATCAAAGGTTCAGCGGTGCAAGGTACGGCGGCAGGTCAGTGGTCAGCAAGAAAAGCACAATTGCTTGCAAAGAGATACAAAGAAAAAGGCGGAGGGTACAAAGATTGAAAGCACCGCAGACTTCCTTAAAAAATTGGTCTGACCAGAAGTGGCGCACCAAGTCGGGGAAGCCTTCGTCAAAAACAGGCGAAAGATATTTGCCTGAAGCCGCCATCAAGTCTTTGTCCTCTTCCGAATATGCCGCCACAACCAAAGCAAAGCGCAAAGGTAAGGCGGCAGGAAAACAATTTGTAGCACAGCCCAAAAGCATTGCAAAGAAAACAGCAGGGTTTAGATAATGTCAACAACCAGTGGAACAACCTCATTTAATCTTGACCTCGTCAACCTGATTGAAGAGGCGTATGAGCGTTGCGGTCAGGAAATGAAGACTGGCTACGACATGAGGACTGCTCGCCGCTCTCTAAACATCATGACCATTGAATGGGCAAACCGTGGCATCAACCTTTGGACAATTGAGCAAGGTTTTATAAACATCGTTACTGGTCAGGCTTGCTACCCCATTCCTGTGGACACAATTGATCTTTTGGACACAGTAACTCGCACTGGAAACGGTACACCTCAGCAGTCCGACATCAACATTACACGCATCAGCGAATCGACTTACATGACGATTCCAAACAAACTGGCTCAAGGTAGACCTATTCAAGTGTGGATTAATCGCCAATCAGGCCAATCTAACGTCACCACAGCCGCTTTAAACGGCGCAATTACGGCAACTGATACCACCATCACAGTAACCAATATCTACGAGCTTACGACCAACGGTTTTGTGTTGATTGACAACGAAACCATCTACTACCAGTCTGTGGATGGCAATCAACTAATTAACTGCGCTCGTGGTCAAAACGGCACGACTGCGGCATCGCACAGCACTGCGGCTATTTTGACAGTTCAAAACCTGCCAAACATCAATGTCTACCCAGCAGGTGACGGTGGTGGCCCATACATCTTTGCGTATTACCGCCTTCGCCGCATTCAAGATTCTGGCACTTCTGGTCAGGTGTACCAAGACATTCCATTTAGATTTATTCCTTGTATGGTGGCAGGCTTGGCCTTCTACCTATCGCAAAAGATTCCACAAGCCATGAATGTTCGTGACTTCTTGAAGAACGAGTACGAAGAGCAGTGGCTACTTGCCTCAACGGAAGACCGAGACAAGGCATCAGACAGATACGTTCCAAGGAACTTGTTCTATGCCTAATCAGTTTGCCTCTGGCAAGTATTCCATTGCGGAGTGTGATCGCTGTGGTCAGCGGTATATGCTGAAGCAGTTGAAGAAGCTGACGATCAAGACCAAAATTGCCAACATCTTGGTTTGCCCAGAATGCTGGGAGCCAGACCAGCCTCAACTGCAATTGGGTATGTATCCAGTGAACGATCCGCAGGGTGTTCGCAATCCAAGGCCAGACTTGAGCTACTACTCGTCAGGTTTAAACGGCTTACAAGTCATCCCCGGCAACGGCACGGAGCAACTTGCAAGCGGCGGGCCTGATGGTGGTAGCAGGGTATTTCAATGGGGATGGAATCCCGTTGGGGGAGCTAGGGCAGATGATGCTGGGTTAACTCCCAACGATTTGATTGCCACAGTTAGTTTAAACAGCGTTACAGTACAGGTATAAGGAGAAACATCATGGCAGGATTTGATGGCGTTGCCAAAAAAGGCAAAACAGTCGGTAAACAAATTGGGATTGACGGCCCAAAGGTTCCTTCAATGGTGGGCGGCAAAGCCAAACATGGCGTTTCTAGCAAAGCTATGAAAGCCGTTGGGCGCAATATGGCTCGTGTAATGAACCAGAATCGCTCTGGTCGTGGGGGCTGATATGGGATACAGCAAAAAAATGATGGGTAAAGAAGTGGGCGATGCCTCTGTGTATGCGCCTCCGCATACCATGAAGGGAAAAAGCATGACCATTAACCAGCTTGAAAACTCACGCAACAAGGCGGTTGACCCTAATACATTGTCAGCAGACAAGGTAACCACTCGCACTCCAGCAATGCGGGTGAGCTTGGGCAACCCCAATGCTGATGACATCAAAACCAGTGGCATTGAAGTCCGTGGTAGTGGTGCGGCAACCAAAGGTCGCATGGCTCGTGGGCCAATGGCGTAAGGAATAGCTCATGACTTACAGCGAGTTGGTCACAGCCATCAAGGGATACACGGAGAACTCCTTTCCGTCTTCCCAAGACATGGCTTCGGCTACCCAAATAAACACATTCATTAAGAACGCAGAGATTCGCATCTACAACACGGTGCAAATGCCTCAGTTTAAAAAGAATGCTAGTGGAACGCTGTCTTCTGGCAATAAGTACCTGAGCTTACCTTCTGATTTTTTAGCTGTTTATTCACTGGCTGTTTACACGACACCCGCTCTTGGGGTGTCAAGTCCTCAAGCTTTTTTGCTAGACAAGGATGTGAGTTTTATTCGTGAAACTTATCCAGACCCAACATATAGTGCAGAGCCTGAGTATTACGCAATATTTGGTACAAACTCAACTTACCCACTGATCGTTTCATTGATTGTTGGCCCAACGCCAGACGCAAATTATCCTGTTGAACTGCATTATTTTGCTTATCCAACATCAATTACGGTGTCAGCAACTTCGTGGCTTGGAGATAACTTTGAAACCGTTCTGCTGTATGGATCACTTCTAGAGGCTTACACCTTTATGAAGGGTGAGCCAGATGTCATTGCCCAGTATCAAAAGCGATACGATGAAGCGTTGTCTCAACTCAAGCGTTTGGGTGATGGAATGGATCGTAGAGATGCATACCGCAATGGTCAAATAAGTATTCCTGTCAATTAAAGAAGAACATTATGGCAATCACACAATGCATTCCAACAAGCTTTTTTGTAGATATATTGAGCGCCCAGCAAAACTTCAGTGCGCTGAGTGGTGGCCCAAACGCTTTCAAGATTGCCCTGTACACATCTGCCGCAACGCTAAGTGCAACAACCACCGCATATACAGCCACAAATGAAGTTGTTGGTACTGGGTACACCGCAACTGGTGCAACGCTAACAATTTCTACAGCGCCAACATCAAGTGGCACAACGGCCTACCTGTCGTTCTCAAATGCAACATGGACGGTATCAACGATAACTGCTCGTGGCGCATTAATTTACAACGACACGTTGGCTGGTAAAAATGCCGTTGCAATCCTTGACTTTGGAAGCGACAAGACAACAGTAGCCAGCACATTCACAGTTCAATTCCCAACCGCTTCAAGCACCTCAGCAATCATAAGGATTTCACAATGACACTTGTAACCACAACCAAAGGCGATATGGACGATTCTCTTCTTGTAAAGAAAGAAGGGACAGTCGATAATGACAACGAACTCACCACATGGGTCGAGTACTGGCTGGAAGGTGAACTTGTTCACCGCTCTGCTCATGTAACTTTGAAAAAAATGCCAACCTTTGCCGGTGGCGAAACAGCTTCTTTAGCATAAAGGAAATATCATGGCAAATACCCAATCAATGTGTACATCGTTTCTTAGCGAATTGATGTTAGGTCAACACCAACTTGGTGCTTCAACTATTGTTTCAAGAGGTAGTTTGACTGCTCCAACTACAGACACGCTTAAAGCGGCTTTGTATTTGGTATCAGCAACAATGGATGCCGCTGACACTGTGTATACAGCAACTGGGGAGGTGTCTGGAACAGGTTATACCGCTGGCGGTGTGACCGTAACTAACGCTACGGCTCCAACCAATACCAATACTTCTGCTACTGCGGGCGTAGGCTACTGGACTCCTTCAGCTTCAATTACCTACACTACAGTGACGTTGGCAACGGCGTTTGATGCTGTATTGATTTATAACTCTACCCAGAGTAACAAGGCTATCAGTGTTCACACGTTCGGTTCACAAACCATCACGGCTGGCACGTTTACATTAACGATGCCAAGCAATACAACTTCCAC